CCAGAGTACACTGACCGACTAAGACAAGAATTAAATGTTATTGATGACCGAGGGTTCTCTAAATATTTCTTGACTATGAAATCTATTGTCGACGTGGCAACAGACATGATGCTGACCGGTCCCGGTCGAGGATCAGCCGCCGGTTCGCTTGTCGCTTATGCGCTTGGTATCACACAAGTGGACCCTATCAAACATGATCTGCTGTTCTCCCGCTTCTTACGTTCTGACGCTACGGATTATCCAGATATTGATTACGATGTATCTGATAGCATGGCGCTGAAGGAGAAGCTGGTTGATATGTGGGGAGAAGATTGTGTTGCACCCATCTCTAACTGGAATACGCTGCAGCTCAAAAGTTTAATTAAGGATATCTCAAAGCTATACAATATCCCTTTCACAGAAGTCAACACGGTTACCTCTATTATGATCCGCGAAGCGACGCCGGAGGCAAAGCGTAAGCATGGCGTTAAGGCAGGTGTTTACGCACCAACATGGGAAGAGGTCATGGAGTTTTCTCCCTCTCTTCAAGCATATTTAAACAAACACCCAGAGGTTAAGACACACGTTGAGGGTCTTGTCGGACAAGTTAGATCATGCTCGCGTCACGCCGGCGGGGTTGTTATCGCTGAGAACCTTGATTCCAATATGCCGTTGATTAATTCTGGCGGTGTGCGTCAGGCGCCATGGGCAGAGGGACAGAACGTTCGACACCTTGAACCCATGGGCTTCATTAAGTTCGATCTGCTTGGACTTTCCACTCTTAAGATGATGGAAGGTTGCATCGAGCACATCCTCCAGCGCCATCACGGTGTTGAAGAACCGACGTTTGCACAGGTGCGAGATTACTACGAACGTATACTACACCCAGACATTCTGGATATGAACGACTCTGCTGTCTACGAGAACATCTTCCACACAGGAAAATGGGCAGGGGTCTTCCAATTCACAGAGCACGGAGCACAGCAATTTTGCGTGAGAGCGAAGCCGAACAACATCATTGATGTATCAGCTATCACCTCTATCTTCCGTCCCGGTCCACTATCGGCAGGCGTGGACGCAGATTATGTAGAAGCTAAGGGGCACCCCCAACGCATCAGCTATCTTACTGATGACTCGCGAGAGATCACCGAAGAAACTTACGGCTTCCTCATTTTCCAAGAGCAAATTGCTTTGCTGGCTCACAAGCTGGGCGGTCTTACCCTCGATGAAGGTAACATGCTTCGTAAGGTGTTGACCAAGAAGGGGACCGGAAAGGGCTCCGTCAAGGGCAAACTTCACGACAAGTTTATTAAGGGATGCGTGGCGAAAAACATTGATCGCGATGAAGCCCAAGCACTTTGGGACAAGTTTGAGTACTTCTCCGGTTACGGCTTCAACAAATCGCACGCCGTAAGCTATTCAATCATATCATATCAGTGTGCGTGGTTGTGGAACTACTACCCCGCAGAATGGATGGCAGCATTCTTGGACAAAGAACCCGAGAGTAGAAAGGAAAAGGCAATTAATATTGCCAAGCGGTATGGATTTGACATCGCTCCGCTGGATATTAATAAGTCCGGCACCGTATGGGAAATTAATAAAGACGGCAAGACTTTGATTCAACCGCTAACATCTATTAAGGGATTGGGAATGGCAGCAATTGACCAGATTCTCGCCAACCGTCCGTTAAACAATGCTGAGGACCTCCTCTTCAACGAGAACATTACGTATTCAAAATTGAACAAGAAGTCTTTGGATGCCTTGTGTCGCGGCGGAGCATTGGATAATATTGTTGATGATCGCTTTAGTGGTCGAAAGCATTTCTGGTCTGCATGCGTTGTAGACCGCCCCAAGAACCTTAAGAAGCTAGCTGAGAATTTAGAACTATACCGACCAGAGGGAGATTTTAGTGAAGCGGAGATTATTCAGTTTAAGTCAGACCTTACAGGTGTGTTTCCGATTAACCTAGTGATTAACGCGGAGACAGTACAAAAACTGCAGGACAAATTCATCCCACCCATCTCAGAGTTCGATCAAAATCTGCAAGTGTGTTGGTTCATCCCTCGCAAAATCATCCCGCGAAAGACAAAGAAGGGGAAAGACTATTGGATCGTAGAGGTCATTGATTCCAACAACGAACTAACTAGAATAAGGTGCTGGAGCGTTAAACCCGAGAAGGATCGTGTGCACCTCAACCGACCATATATGGCGAGGCTGAACTACGATGAAAACTGGGGATTCTCAACATACGCGGTCGGCAAAACATTTAGACTTTTAGGATAAAACATGAATATAATTAAGACATTCAGCCCGCTGATAAAAGAGCCAAAGCTCATGGATGATCTCCCAGTGGTTATTAGAGTACAAAAATTTGATGGCACCGCAGCAAAAGAATTTTCGAAGCTCGTAGGAAAAGCACAAAACACAGGACAGCCAGTTTTGCCAATCATTATTGATAGTTATGGGGGGCAAGTTTACAGTCTCATGTCTATGATTTCAGATATTAAACACTGTCGTATTCCTGTCGCCACCATTGTGCAAGGAAAAGCTATGTCTTGTGGGGCTATTTTGTTTAGCTTTGGAGCCGAAGGTATGCGCTATATGGATCCAGATGCTACGGTTATGATACACGATGTTAGCTCAATGAGTTGGGGAAAAGTAGAAGAGATCAAGGTCAACGCAGAAGAAACCGACCGCCTCAATCAGAAAATTTATACAATGATGGCAGAGAATTGCGGACACCACAGAGATTACTTCCTTGATATCGTACATCAGAAGGGGCATGCCGATTGGTTTTTAGAAAGTGACGAGGCTAAAAAGCACAATATAACCAATCACCTACATGTGCCTCGGTTAAAAATTGAAACCCGGGTTATGTTCGACTTTAAGTAAAACTACTTAAGGTATGGCAGCCAGCAGTAAATTAAAGTGGAAGAGAATTCTTAACCAGTTAAGGTTCTATAGTGTCGAATTGGATACGGTAAAAGAAATTGTGCAGGAAACTGCACCAGATTTTCAGAAGTATTATGAAAGCTTCTGTGGTACCCATAACATAGATGTTGGCGAACTCAACAACAAACATCGAGAGCGCGTGCAAGAGCTATATGGAAAGCCAGACACCAGCGGCGGTGACGAGAATGAACCCGACGTAGATAACCTTGGCGAGACGAGCATAATTGTTCATGAATCTTCCTCCTCGGCACCCACGCCGACCGAACCTTATCAAATGACACAAGATGAGAAAGAAATGCATGAAGCATTTTCTAAACTCTTCAAGAAGATTGCCCTCGCACTTCACCCAGATCGAGTGGACAAAAATTTGCCTCCCGAAACGCGCAAAGATATGATAAGTAGATTCCAGAAAGCCAATGGCGCTATGGACCAAAAAAAGTATTTTATTTTGTTAGACATTGCCGATGAGCTTAACATCACAACTCCCCGGAACTATGTCCAACAGAATCGCTGGATGAAAAGAGAGATTAACAGAATCGAACAGTTGGTGCACAAACAAAAGAGCACGTATAACTATAAGTTTGCTGACACAGAAACAGATGATCAGCGCGATACATTAATGCAACAATTTTTATATCAATTATTTGGGTATAAACCACCAGAAAATAGTTGACATCGACTCCATTAAATGTTATATTAATAAAGAATCAAAAAGGAGGGCTTAATGTCCACAACAAATGAAGAACGAAAGCGATATGTAAAAGAATACATTCGCTCACTAAATGCAATCGAAGAGGCAATGGAGCCTTATAGAGATCAAAAGCGCGACTTGCGCGGCGAATTTCGAGAGAACGGCTGGCTCAACACCGATGAGATCCGAGCCGCAGTTAAGGCGTATCGCCTCTATAAAGGTAAGATAAACATTGATGAGGTGGTTGAGAACTTCAACATTCTATCAGGAGAATCAGATGATTCTTGAGTATTCAAAAGTGCGGCATAACTCCCGCACCCCTGAGCGAGCAAACCCGTCAGATGCAGGTCTTGATGTTTTCTACAGTCCCGAAGAAGGCGATGAGGCAGGACAATGGCTTAAGCCCGCGGAATCCAAAGTGTTTTCAACCGGACTAAAGTTTGGGGTACCACACGGCTATATGTTAGAGGTAAAGAATCGCTCCGGAAACGCTGCGAAGAAGAGTCTCTTGGTAGGCGCATGTGTGATTGACTCTGGCTATGAGGGCGAAGTGTTTGTAAACCTGCATAACGTAGGCGCAGAACCACAGTTTATCTATGCCGCCATGAAGATCGCGCAGATTGTTATGACACCGGTGGTTCACTTCCGACCATTAGAGGTAGAGGAGTCTCGCATATACAGCTATCCCATCACTATTAGTGAACGCGGCGATGGCGCACTGGGGAGCACCGATGGATAAGACAACACAACAAACAATGTTTAGTTCGAAGACGGGAATGTGGTCAACCCCACAAGATTTCTTTGACAAGCTTCATTGGAGATTCGGACCGTTTGATTTGGATCCTTGTGCCACAACGCACAACACAAAGTGCCCGAATTTCTTTACAGAAATCGAGAATGGTTTGGAGAAGAGTTGGGAAGGCTTTACTAGCTTTGTTAACCCTCCATATGGGCGAGGTATTGACAAATGGATTGAGAAGGGTTATAATGAAGCTATGAAAGAGAAGACTAAAGTTGTCATGCTTATCCCAGCGCGAACCGATACAAAGTACTGGCACAAATATGTTATGAAGGCTTCAGAAATTCATTTTGTAAAGGGTCGTCTTAAGTTTGGCGACAGCACAAACTGTGCTCCATTCCCATCGGCGGTGGTAGTATTTGATGGTGGTGAAGAGCTTTGGAGAGTCGAAGGTATTAATCGATGAATCGTAAAAATCGACGCACATTAGAAAAAAAGATGGACAAGGAATCGGCTGAAAATATCACCGATAAAATTTCTCAATTTCAAAATTTACCGGATGAGTGTTTAGCGTGCCTCTCGCCGTTCGATAAGAAGAGTAAGGAGATGGCAAAGTCATGGAATGTCGTGGTGAAAGACGCCGATACTGTAAGATTATATTGTCCCGCTTGCTGGAAAATGGCACGAAACGTCGCTATGGAATATTTTAAGGAGAAAAACCAAGATGGCAGTTGAAAGAATCTCAGAGGCTGCGTTACATCAGATTTTAGCCGGTCCTACTAACCCTGCCACATGCGTGATAAAGTTCTATTCTAATGGGTGCGATCTTTGTCATGCCCTAAGCGGCTACTACAAAGATATCGCGGACACTTACACGGATCTTTATTTTTTCGCCTTTAACATCGACGATAATCCTAAAATTGTAGAAAAATTGGGAATTAACGGTGTTCCTACCATAGGTTTGATAAACACCGGTAACCCCAAACCACGTCTCAGGATCCTAGACGACCCCGAGCACCCCAGTGAAAAAACGTGGTATACAGTAAAATATATTAAATCATTTATTGACAAGGAGAAAGAATAATGACTGATGAAACAATAGAAGCCGCTGTGCTTAACCTGCGCTCTCAAGCGCTGGGAGTCTTAGGGCTCATGAAAGACATGGCGCGCCGCCCCACACTTGCTAGTGACGTAGGCTCCCTATCGACATACGCAGCGCAATTAGCGCAATTAGAGGGGGCAATGATCACATTGCAACAATATTCCCCGCTTATTAAACAAGCGGGAGACGAAGCCATAGCTGCCACAGAAACTACAGAGGTAGAAGTCGAAGAAGCTAAAGAGGAAGAAGAAGCGCCCTTAACCGAAAAGGAATTACGCGAGCGTTCCCCCACCTTCAGAAAATCTCGCGGCGAGTCGCCACACCCCCCTGAAGCACAAGAGGAATAAAGAATGATCACCATAGAAGGCAGAACCCTATTAAACAGATGTTTATCTTACGATGATGTACTATTGGTTCCCCGTTATTCTAACATTCAAAGTCGAGCAGAGATTGACATCTCTGTTGATTTAGGGCGAGGTCTGGCACTGCCTCTTCCCATACTGGCATCCCCCATGGACACCGTATCGGAAGAGGAGATGGCATGTGCGATGAACGCGTCGGGTGGAGCAGCGATTATACATCGTTATAATTCCGTTATTGAGCAAGTTCAGATCATCGATAAAACCATACAACTCGGCGCCACCTCTGTCGGCGTCGCCGTGGGTGTTTCGGGGGATTTTATCCGGCGCGCCCAGTACGGCATACAAGCCGGCGCCACCTTTATCTGTGTTGACATTGCCCATGGGCACCACATTATGATGAAAGAGGCTCTTCACCAATTGCGTGAGATGGCGGGAACAGAAATCCACATCATGGCAGGCAATGTAGCCACATTAAGGGGGGTTGATTCGCTGGCTGATTGGGGAGCGGACTCCGTACGATGCAATATCGGCGGTGGTTCTATTTGCTCCACACGTATTCAGACAGGGCACGGGTTGCCCGGATTACAAACTATTATGGACTGCGCTAAGACAGATAGGGACGTCGCCATCATCGCCGACGGTGGCATTCGCAATTCGGGTGATATGGTTAAAGCTATCGCCGCCGGTGCAGACGCCGTCATGTGCGGATCGCTCCTCTCAGGAACCGACGAAACACCGGGACAAATCTTAAGGGATCACGACGGACAGCAGTGGAAGACTTATCGCGGCATGGCTAGTAAAGAAGCCCAAATTAAGTGGCGAGGCAAATACTCCTCGTTCGAAGGGGTTTCAGCACGCGTGCCATACAGGGGACCGGTCGGTGCAGTATTGGCTGATCTAGAAAAGGGTATCCGGTCCGGATTCTCATATTCAGGCGCGCGCAGTATAACTCAACTGCAAAGCAGCGCACAATTTGTGGTGCAAACAGCCGCCGGACAATCCGAGAGCAGTACTCACATTACCCACAGGCAATGGTAATGGCGCACAATATCGATTACGGCAAGCTCAACAAGCGTGTAGTGTTCACAGAAAATGATCATCGTCACGTGAAGCTTCTGGTTCGTTTAAAAGTCGACGGTTTAACTCAAGCTAAATTTTTTCGGCACCTTATTACAGGATACATCGACGAAGACGCTCGCATACAAGATTATTTAGATGAGGTCGGCGGACTTTCCATTAAAAAGAAGCGCCAAGTTAAAAAGCTGAGAACAGAAGGACAGCAAAAGCTGAGCGATTTTGCCCTTAATGATGGCGAAGTGGAAAATATCTTTGACCTTATAGCAGAGGAGCACCCCGAGTTATGAATGACCATGGCTTGCTTAACTGCTCTAAAAAATGCAGGGAGCTGAAAACCGCTTGTCCAGTTAAGGATTGTAAACACTGGATAGAATATGAAGAGGAGCATAATTGTGCGTTAGTATCTATTTATGAACACGGACCAATGACCTTGAGGCAAATTGCCGAGAGACTTCATTTATCCTTTGCACGTATAAAGCAGATAGAAACCAAGGCTCTTGCAAAGATTAAGAAGAAAGCATTTATGCACAATCCGTTTTTTTAGGTGTTTAACCAAACACAATACTATTTATTTTTGAGTTTCTTTAAGGAATAACAGGAGAATTTTAAATGGCTCGTAAGACTTTATTAACAGAGAGCGAAATTAGGCAGTTTATGAAGCTAGCCAATCTTTCGCCAATTCGGGGCGAGAAGCTCCAAGAAATGGGCTATGAAATGCCCGGCGCCCGTGACGATGAGGAGCATGTTGAAGATGAATTGCATGCAACCGAAGACGAGCTAGGCGCCGAAGATGACATGGCTGGTGAAGAAGGTGACGAATTAGACATGGCTGACGATGAGTTGGCTGATGACGACGCTGATATGTCCGGTATCGATGATTCTGAAAGAGAAGAATTGATGGCTGATGTTGTAGCTGCTGTCGCTGATGCACTTGGCATTTCTGATCAAGTATCTATTGAAGCTGGCGCCGAAGGGGGTGACTTGGATGAACCAGCCGTAGACGATCTAGAAATGGACGCCGCAGAAGTTGAGATGGAACCCGTCCCTGGCGGAGAAGAAATTGAATTAGGCGCAGAAGAAGAAGAAGAAGTTGAAGAGCCGATGATGGAGAAGCACCGCCCGGGACATAAAGCGAAGGGAGATGCCTATATCAAGGAAACTTCCGAAGACGATATCGTCGCCGAGGTTGCACGTCGTGTCGCGACGCGCCTCCAAGCTGAAAGGCAACGTGAGCGGGTGGTTGAGAAGCTCGCCGAGCGCATTATGAAACGACTTACGAAGTAAATAACTTGACAAAGTAAATACGTTCTGTTATAATATAACCACCGTACGCGGTGGTTATTTTTTTGGAAGGAGAATACACTCATGGAATTCTTGTTATATTTTTTAGTCTTTATTTTCGGGTATTATACGTGTAAAACTTTTTACATATATCGGTCCGGAAGTCTCACCGTTGGAATGCTGAAGGTATCCCAACTAACATGCCTGATATTACTCATCCGCGTAATGGAGCAATACGCCTACATACGCACGTTTGGAGCGCTCCAACTAAAGAAAGGCGGCGCCACCGAAAGCGACGTAGAAAACTATCAACTTTATATTGATAATGATATAACACTCTTTAAGACTAAATCAATTGACAATTTAGTGCGCGCAACCCCTAGTTACTTTAAGCAGGTTCTGGAATTTAAGGATTGGGAATCAGCGATGAAATATTTGAACGAGAACAAAGAGCTGGCTGAACAAATTATTAGACCTAGGGGGTAAAATGATTAAAAAAATTAAACAGTTTATAACGTCTACTGATACTTCAAAAGACGAGAAAGAAAAGAAGATTATCGTGCTTGATCCTTCACAATTGGGGGGACCGCCCGAGCCTGATCTGCGTATTGTTGGGCTCTTCTCAGATGTGTTGGAAGACAAAGTAGCTGACTTGGTGCATACCCTTTTATATTTGGACGAGATTAACCGTCTTTCGGAGCCAGAAAAGCAGCAGCCGATCAAATTCTATATATCCACGTATGGGGGGAGTGCGGACGATATGTTCGCGTTATACGATGTTATTAGGCAATTACGTGAAACTAGTGAATTACATACCATCGGACTCGGTAAGGTAATGTCAGCCGGCGTCCTTCTATTAGCTGCCGGCACAAAGGGAAAGCGTAAGATTGGAAAGAATTGTCGCGTCATGATTCACTCGGTAATGGGAGGCAATCATGGCAGTCTGCATAATATGATGAATGAGATGGAAGCCATCGAACAATTACAAGAAATGTATTGCGACTGTCTTGTCGGGGAAACTAAGTTGT